CCTAGAAGCATTTCCTGATGAGAATCAAATTATGAAGTATAAGTTGGTAACTCTACCTAGAGGTACAGCTAGAATGCCAGTGTTGGATATCGGATACTCTTCAATCACCATCAAGCAAGGTGCAGGATTAGCAATCACTCCTCAGACTTTAAATTACTTATCTCAAACAGCTCTTTACGAAGCTTCTGGATATACATTTACAATTTCTGATGTAAGATTATTTAACAACTTCAACGGTGTAGGAATTAATACTCCCGACGTTCAGGCTGCTAACCAGACAACTACGATCGGTACTTCAGTATCTAAGACAGTAATTGGAACTACATTGAACTTGAGTGCTACAACAATTAATACTTTGTTTGGAGGAAACACTCAATTATCTGCCACACTACAGGTAGTAGGAAGAGATTCAGGTGCAAGACTTCAAATCCCAGTAATCGTTACTAAAACAACCTAAACTATAGACAATGTCATTTAAAAGATTAGACCCAGAAGATTTTTTGGTAAGCGTTGACTCGGTAACAGCAACAGCTTGGTCTACTAATAGCCCAACCTTAACTACATTCTTTACTTCATCTGTAAGTTCTACAAATGATAGTTATTATAAGAACGTATACCAGACAGCTTCTACTTTGAGTAATGCTGCTGTACAATTCGCAATCGCTTACGGTAACCAAAACGGTTCAGGAAGTGCTAACTTTAACGACTCTGTACCAGGAGTATCTCCAACAAGAACAGTTTACGGGCAGTACCGTAATCTAGTATACGGAAGTGAAGCTGCTCAATTCATCTTCGGATCTGTTACAGCCTCTGATTTCTGGGCTATCTCTGTTGATAGAGCAAGATATAAAGAGCACCTACTCAAAGGCACTTTTAATATTAAATTATCAGGATCCGGTATTAGTCAATTAACACTAACTGACAACTCTGGAATGGTATCTACAGATACTTATTTAGACTGCGGTAGAGTATATCAAATTATATCTGGTTCAAACGGAGTTGCTAACACAAGCGTAAACGTTAATGGATACTCTTTATCCTCAGGATCTTACGGTTTATTCCTACCAGATATTGCAACTATCATTCTTAACCCTCTAGCTCTATCACAATCTATTAATTTAGAACCTTCTAGATCTTCTGATTCAGATGGAGAAAATATCAGTAGGTTATTCACAGCAATCTCTGGAGCTGCTTCATTCCAAGTTAACAGTGAAGAAACAGTAACTTCTGATTACGTATTCGTTAGAGCAAGAAACAGCGAATTTAACTACTCAGAGAATCCATCATTTATTTCAGGTTCAACCGGAGATGTAATCTTCAGTACCTTCATTAATTCTCCTCAGACTTATATGACTACTGTAGGATTCTACAACGATACTAACGACCTACTTGCTGTAGCAAAATTATCTAAACCACTAACTAAAGACTTTACAAAAGAAGCCTTACTTAGAGTTAAGCTTGATTTCTAAAATGAATGACTGCGTTCAAACAACTACTAGCATCCGACATAATAGTCACTCCATTTGAAGTGAACAAAGCCTTCCGGTTTACCGGAGCGGCTGAACTTACCGGATCTACTGTTGGCATTGATAGATTCTTAGGACAAAACATACAAGGTCTATTTAGCTTAAATGAAGCTACTACAGGTCAAATCACTACCGAGTATAAAAGGTTAATCTATAACTCTGCTAAAGAATTATACTACTCTAACTACCTAAGCTCAAGCTACGGAGACCCTGTATCGGTTCCATTTACGATACCCGGTTCAGATCCAAGCGGCAACACTTTGGTGGGGCCAACAAGCTCTGCGGGCAGGTACGAAAATTACTTAGAAACTACTTTAGCATTTGAAAGATACTTCCCAACATCCTCTAGTGCTATTATTGGAGTAATTTCAATTCCTTCTAAGCTATACGGAGATACAATACAACCAGGTTCTTTTATTATAACTGCTGAATCTGGAAGTATTACAGATGACGGGAACGGCAATTTATATTTTTCCTTAGACGGAGAGTACTGTGGTAATATCGTTTACCAACACGGTTTAGCGATACTAACTAAAGATAATGAATCTAGCGGACCTTACTACGGAAGTGCAGTTTACGGAACAGATGTTTATGGAGCAAGTGCTAACCCATTTATACAGAACATAATCCTATCTCCTAATGTAACCTGTTCATTTAGCAGTTCATTTACATTATTTGAAACACAGTATAAATGTACATTCACTCCTTCAGAATTTAACTTTTCACTAAACCCTTCGTTAATCTCAGGATCAACAGACGGAACGGTTTATGATTTTGCAACAGAACCCTACTTTAATCCTTATGTTACTACTGTAGGATTGTATAATGAAAATCAAGACTTGATTGCAGTGGGTAAATTAGCTAAAGCATTACCGAGCAATAATACAACAGACACAACAATATTAATTAACATCGACAGATAAAATTTATGCCTAATTGGTTTTACGAAAATAAAGAAGTTACAGAAGAATATCAATTTGAAGACAAAGCAGTCGGATTTGTTTATATGATAACAAACATTGAGACTGGTAAGTTTTACATTGGTAGAAAAGTGTTTACTAACACCTTAACTAAAAAACTCACAAAGAAAGAAATTTCTGAACAATCCGGCCCTGGAAGGAAGCCTACTAAAAAGAAAGTAAGTAAGGAATCTAACTGGAGAGAGTATTGGGGTTCATGTAAACCACTACTTGCAGAAGTTAAGGAGGTTGGTGAAGATAAATTTAAAAGGGAGATTTTAAAGTTGTGTTTTACAAAAAAACAACTAACTTATTATGAAATCGCTTACCAGTGTAAATACGATGTACTTGAAACAAATTCATACAACGACAACATTATGTCCAGAATTTTCCGAAAAGACTTGCACCTACCCGATTAAGTTCGTATATTCGGTTAATGGTCAATCACCTATTAGTTAACCTGGTAAATAGTGTAATCGGAACTGGAAAGCCAACCTCTGGAGATAACTTCTCCTATACTTGTCCTTTCTGTAATCACTATAAGCCAAAACTGGAAATTAACCTAAAAGAAAACGAAGAGGGTATTCACCACTGGCATTGTTGGGTTTGCAATAAGAAAGGAAAGAAGTTAGTAAGCCTCTTCAAAGCTGTTTCAGCTCCTGATCATAAAGTTCAGGAACTTAAAAACTACGTCAAGATTTCCTATCAGGAAGAGCATGGAGTTAAAATTGAAGCTCTAGCTTTGCCTAAAGAATACAAACCCCTGTTTGAAGCAAGTACTTCAGAAGTTACAGTACGTCAGGCATTACGTTATTTGAAAGAGAGAGGGATCAACTCAACAGATATTAAGAGATACAGTCTAGGATACTGTGAATCGGGTCGATACAAGGATATGATTATCATTCCGAGTTATGACGAGAACGGAAGCTTAAACTACTTTGTAGGTCGTAACTTTGGCCCCGGGGATATTAAATATAAGAATCCACAAGCATCAAAAAACATTATTGGATTTGACCTTCTAATCAATTGGGACAGTCCAATCGTGTTATGTGAAGGTACCTTTGATGCAATGGCAATCAAGCGTAATGCTATTCCTCTACTCGGTAAGACACTACCAGAGAAGCTTATGAAGAAGATCGTATCTTCTAGTGTTAAACAAGTCTTTATTGCTCTAGATAATGACGCATTAAAACAAGCATTAGAGTACTGCCAGACCTTGTTAAACCATGGAAAAGAAGTATTTTTAGTGGACCTTAACCAAAAAGATCCTTCTGAACTCGGCTTTACAGAGTTTACCAAGTTATTACATACAAGCACCCCGTTAGCCTTTAGAACGTTAATGGAGAAGAAATTTCAATTATGATAGAAAAAAACAACAACATTAAGAAGGATAAACGAATTAATCGTATTGTTCAAGCCGACCCGACATCAAGACAGATTACAATCTTAGACTCCCGATACTATCAGAGAAGTGAAGATGTATACTACCCCTCAGTAACTTACGTACTTTCTTACTTCCCTAAAGATAGATTCTTTGAAAGCTGGATTAAAGATGTAGGACACAACTCTGATATTATTATGCGTAGAGCTGGAGACGAAGGCACCCAGGTTCACAACGCTATCGAAGATTATTTGAAAGGTGAAGAGATTGTATGGATCGATGATAATGGAAATACAAAATACAACTTAGAGGTTTGGAAAATGATTCTTAAATTTGCAGACTTCTGGGAAACTCACAAACCAGAACTAATCGAATCAGAAGTACATTTATTCTCAGATGAATTAAAAATTGCAGGGACAGGAGACTTGATCGTTAAAATTGCAGATGAATTATGGTTACTAGATATTAAAACCTCTAATTCACTTCATGACACTTATGACCTGCAGCTTGCCTGCTATAGGAAAGCTTGGTCTGAATTGTTTGATACCCCGGTACAGCGAACTGGTATTTTATGGTTGAAAGCAGCAACTAGAAGTGCAGATAAAACAGGAAAGAAAATACAAGGCAAAGGATGGCAGTTAAAAGAAACAGATTCAGATTACGAAGAGAACTTACAGACATTCAAGCACCTCTACGAGATTTTTAAATTTAAGAACCCGGACCTCAAACCATACTCAGAGCTACTACCTACATCTATTAAGTTACAG